ATGACATTGATCACACCGTTCGAGGACGACGGCACCGCTGACGAAAGTCTGGCAGCGGCGGAAGAACTATTGAAAGAGGTCGGCCTGGCGCTGGCGGATTTGAGCAAGAAGATAAGACAAGATGACGTAGAGGCGGGGCGGGCTGCCAAGGCGGTCCTGAGCGAATTTACGCATGCCCGCAATATGGCTTCACGGGAAAGGATTCGCGTTGTCGATGAGCGTAAAAAAGGAGCCGGAATCGTTGGCGACTATGCCATCGATTTCGACGCCGCACGGGACGAGATCGGGCGCCGCCTGGCTTGCCTGCGCGCCGCGTCGGACGGTTGAGGATTTTCTGGAAAATCTGAGTGAGGGGGCGCTTTTGGCGCTCCCTTATTTGTTCGAGTTCTGGGCGATGGAGCATCAGCTGCCGCCAGAGAGCGACTGGCGGACCTGGGTGATCATGGGGGGGCGCGGGGCGGGCAAGACCCGCGCCGGATCGGAATGGGTCAGGGCCGAGGTCGAGGGGGCGATGCCGCTGGATGCGGGTCGCTCGCGCCGGGTGGCGCTGGTGGGCGAGACCATCGAGCAGGTCCGCGAAGTGATGATTTTCGGCGACAGCGGCATTCTTGGCTGTTCGCCGCCCGACCGCCGGCCGGAATGGCAGGCGACGCGCAAGCGGCTGGTCTGGCCGAACGGCGCCATCGCACAGGTGTTTTCGGCGCATGAGCCGGAAAGCCTGCGCGGGCCGCAGTTCGATGCGGCCTGGGTCGATGAGCTGGCGAAATGGAAGAAGGCGGAGGATGCCTGGGACATGCTGCAATTCGGGTTGCGGCTGGGGCAGTGCCCGCGACAGGTGGTGACGACGACGCCGCGCAATCTTGGGGTGCTGAAACGCATTCTGGCGAATCCGTCGACGGTGGTGACACATGCGGGCACCGAGGCGAACCGGGCCTTTCTGGCGGATTCGTTCCTGCAGGAAGTGCGCAGCAGATATGCGGGCACCCGGCTGGGGCGGCAGGAGCTGGACGGGGTGCTGCTGGAGGATGCGGAGGGCGCGATGTGGACCCTTGCGGGTCTGGAGGCGTGCCGGATCGAGGATGTGCCGGAGTTGAGCCGGATTGTCGTTGCGGTGGACCCGCCGGTGACAGGCCACGCGGGATCGGATGAATGCGGCATTCTGGTGGTCGGTGCGATCACCGAAGGGGCGCCACAGGAATGGCGGGCGGTGGTGCTGGAGGATGCCAGCGTTGCGGCGTCCTCGCCCACCGCCTGGGCGCAGGCGGCAATCGATGCGATGCAGCGCCACGGCGCCGAGCGGCTGGTGGCGGAGGTCAACCAGGGCGGTGATCTGGTGGAAACCGTGCTGCGCCAGATCGACCCGCTGATGCCGTATCGGGCGGTGCGGGCCAGCCGGGGCAAGACCGCCCGGGCCGAGCCGGTGGCGGCCTTGTATGAGCAGAAGCGGGTCAGGCATGTGCGCGGTTTGGGCGCGCTGGAGGACCAGATGTGCCGGATGACGGCGCGCGGGTTTGAAGGCAAGGGCAGTCCGGACCGGGTCGATGCGCTGGTCTGGGCGTTGCAGGATCTGATGATCGGGCCGGCGGCACATTGGCGGCGGCCGCAGATCCGGACGTTGCGCTGAGATCGCTGGCGGCGGTGACGGGCGCCGGTGCCGGAGCGTCCGGCGGGAATATTTATTGACCAAAGATGAGACCGTCGACGCGAGGCGTGGGCGGGTTTTTCGGGGATCGGGAAGGAGCGGGGCGCTTGCGCGGGCCTGACGCTCCCCTTCCTGGCGCGCCCCTCCTGCTGGTCCTGGGATCATGGGAGGGGCGCAGGAATTTATGAGAAATCGGGGAATTGCGCTGGCTCAGGCGATGAGGCGGGGGCAACGGGCGTGAGCGATGACGCGCCGCGAAAGCGATAACACGAGGAGCGATGTGACGATGGTGTTTGACTTTTTACGGGCGCGCAGGGTCGACGTGCCGGAAGCGAAAGCCTCGGCCACGGGCCGGGTGGTGGCCTGGGGCGGGTCCGGGCGTGTGGCCTGGAGCCCGCGCGACACGGTGTCGTTGACGCGGGCGGGGTTCCTGGGCAATCCGGTCGGGTTCAGGTCGGTGAAGCTGATTGCCGAATCCGCCGCGGCGCTGCCGCTGGTGCTGCAGGACGCGGAGCGGCGCTATGATGTGCATCCGCTGTTGCAACTGGTGGCGCGCCCGAACGCGGCGCAGGGGCGGGCCGAGTTGTTTGAGGCCTTGTTCGCGCAGTTGCTGCTGTCGGGCGATGGCTATGTCGAGGCGGTGGGGGGCGATGCCGGGCTGCCGCTGGAGTTGCATGTGCTGCGTTCGGACCGGATGAGCCTGGTGCCCGGCGCCGATGGCTGGCCGGTGGCTTATGAATATGCGGTTGGGGCCAAAAAGCACCGGTTTGCGGTGGGCGAGGGCGTGACGCCGATTTGCCATGTCAGGAATTTCCATCCGCAGGACGATCACTATGGGTTTTCGCCGATGCAGGCGGCGGCCTCGGCGGTGGATGTGCACAACAGCGCGTCGCGCTGGTCCAAGGCGTTGCTGGATAATGCCGCGAGGCCGTCGGGCGCGATCATCTACAAGGGATCGGACGGGCAGGCGACGCTGGCGGCGGATCAGTATGACCGGTTGCTGAGCGAGATGGAAAGCCATCATCAGGGGGCCGCCAATGCCGGGCGTCCGATGCTGCTGGAGGGCGGGCTGGACTGGAAGCCGATGGGCTTTTCGCCCAGCGATATGGAGTTTCAGAAGACCAAGGAGAGTGCGGCGCGCGAGATCGCGCTGGCGTTCGGGGTGCCGCCGATGCTGTTGGGCATCCCGGGGGACGCGACCTATGCGAATTACCAGGAGGCGCACCGGGCGTTCTATCGGCTGACGGTGGTACCGCTGGCCACGAGGGTGGCGGCGGCGTTGTCGCACTGGTTGGGCGAGTTTTCCGGCGAGGCGGTGGAGTTGAAGCCTGACCTGGATCAGGTGGCGGCGCTGGCAGCGGAGCGCGATCAGCAGTGGCAGCGGGTGGCCGCGGCGGAGTTTCTGAGCGTTGCGGAAAAGCGCGTGCTGCTGGGATTGCCGAAGCTGACCGAGGACGAGGGGTGATGGGTTGAAAACCCATCCTACGGGCAGGCGGCAATGTGGAGAAAGGAAAATCAGGATGTTGGATGAATTGCAGCCCGGACTTGAGCGCAAGTTCTGCCGGCTAGGCGAAGACCTGACGGTGACGGATGGGACCGGGATCGAGGGCTATGCCTCGTTGTTCGGGAAATGCGATCAGGGCGGTGATGTGGTGACGACCGGCGCCTATGGCAAGTCGCTGAAGGCGCTGGAAGCGGGGGGGCGCAAGGTCAAGATGCTGTGGCAGCACGATCCGGCGCAGCCCATCGGCGTTTGGGACGAGGTGCGTGAGGATAAGCGCGGTCTGTACGTCAAAGGCCGGATCCTGACGGATGTGGAAAAGGGGCGCGAGGCGGCGGCGTTGATCGGGGCGGGGGCGATTGACGGCCTATCGATCGGTTATCGCACGGTGCGCGCCGAAAAGGACGGCAAGGGCCAGCGGCTTTTGTCTGAACTGGAGCTTTGGGAGGTGTCGCTTGTGACCTTTCCGATGCTTCCTGACGCACGGGTCGGGGCCAAGGGCGATGCCCCGGGTGACGATCTGATGCGCGATCTGGCGGCGGCCTTTGAGGACGCCCGCCTGAGGCTGGCCCAGGACTAGGCTGGCGCTCTCTTTCTATCAACGCTTTCGAAAAAGGTGACTTTGATGAGCAAGACCGAGACCAAGGCTCGGGCCGGGACAGGTGCGCCTGACGGCCTGTCGCCGGCCGCCGAGGTGAAGACCGCGCTGGCCGGATTTGTGAACGATCTGAAGGGGTTTCAGGTCGAGATGAAGACGAAGTTTCAACAACAGGAAGAGCGACTGACCATGCTTGATCGGAAATCATTGACCCGGGGCCGTCCGGCCCTTGCCGCCGCCGCCGACGCTGAGGCGCCGCATCAGAAAGCCTTTGCCGCCTATGTGCGCAATGGCGAGGATGACGGGCTGCGCGGCCTGGAACTGGAAGGCAAGGCGATGAGCACGACCATCGCCGGCGACGGCGGCTATCTGGTCGATCCGCAGACTGCGGACACGATCCGGAGCGTGTTGAAATCGACCGCCTCGATCCGCCAGATCGCCAATGTCGTCAATGTCGATGCCACGTCCTATGACGTGCTGATCGACACCACCGACGTTGGTGCCGGCTGGGCCTCGGAAACCGGTGCAAGTGCCGAGACCGGAACGCCGACGATCGAGCGGATCACCATTCCGCTGCACGAGCTGAGCGCCTTGCCGAAAGCCAGCCAGCGTCTGCTGGATGACGCGGCGTTTGACATCGAGGGTTGGCTGGCCGGTCGTATCGCCGACAAATTCTCGCGTTCGGAAGCGACGGCATTCATTTCGGGCGATGGCATCGACAAGCCCAAGGGCTTTCTCACCTACGCCTCTGCGATCGCGGGCACCGAGGTCTGGGGCCAACTGGGCCATGTCGTGACCGGTACGGACGCAGCGTTCGATGCGGTCGACCCGACGGATGCGATTGTCGATCTGGTCTATGCGCTGGACGCGCAGTACCGTGCCAATGCGAGCTTTGTGATGAACTCGAAAACCGCGGGCCAGGTGCGCAAGCTGAAGGACGGCGACGGCAGGTTCCTGTGGTCGGACGGTCTGGCGGCGGGCGAGCCGGCGCGTCTGCTGGGCTATCCGGTTCTGGTGGCCGAGGACATGCCCGACATCGCATCCTATGCATCCGCGATTGCCTTTGGCGATTTCGCGGCCGGCTACACCATCGCCGAGCGTCCCGATCTGCGCATCCTGCGCGATCCGTTCTCGGCCAAGCCGCATGTGCTGTTCTATGCCACCAAGCGGGTGGGTGGCGATGTCAGCGATTTCAACGCGATCAAGCTGCTGAAATTCGGGATCTGATCCAGATCGTCGGATGATCGGGCCCTAACAGGTCCGGTCGATGGGCGTGCGCCGGGTTTTCCAAACCGCGTTGTCTAGCTGCTCCCCTCCGTCCAAGCGATGCGGGGTGCGCGCCCATCATTCATCAAATCCCGGAGGGTCCGGATTTTCGGAGTTGTTCCATGATGTTAGTCGAGCAGACCACCGTGCCGAGCCTGGCGCTGCCGGTCGCGGAATTCAAAGATCACCTGCGGCTGGGCACTGGGTTTGCCGATGACGGGGTGCAGGACAGCGTGCTGGAAAGTTACCTGCGCGCTTCAATGGCGGCGATCGAGGCGCGCACTGGCAAAATACTGATCCGGCGGGCTTTCAGCTGGACGCTGACCGGGTGGCGCGATCTGGGCCGGCAGGCGCTGCCGGTGGCGCCGGTGGCGCAGGTCACAGAGGTCAAGACCATCGACCGATTTGGCGCCGAGACCATTGTCGATGCGTCAAAATACCGGCTGGAGCCGGACACGCAGCGGCCCAGGGTGGTGTCGACCACGCTGCATTTGCCGTTGATTCCGGTGCATGGCTCGGTCGAGATCCGGTTTGAGGCCGGGTATGGCGTTGACTGGCAGTCCTTGCCCGCCGATCTGGGGCAGGCGGTGTTCCTGCTGGCCGCGCATTACTATGAGAATCGCGGTGCGCTGGTTGCGGGCGAAAAGCCGATGCCGTTCGGCGTCAGCCTGCTGATCGACCGCTATCGCACGGTGCGGCTGTTCGGTGAGGGCGCAAGATGAAAGCGCCGCTGCTGAACCGCAAGCTGACGCTTGAGGCGCCTTATCGCACCCGCGATGATTCCGGCGGTTATATCACGACCTGGTCGATACTGGGTGTGATCTGGGCGTCGATCAAGGCGGGAACCGGGCGCGAGGCCGACATGGCCGGGCTGTCGATCGCAACGGTGCCTTACAAGATCACGGTCCGCGCGGCACCGGCCGGGGCGCCGTCGCGCCCGGTGGCCGGTCAGCGGCTGCGGGACGGCGTGCGGGTGTTCCGGGTTCTTGCTGTCAGCGAGATCGACGATGCTGCACGGTATCTGACCTGCATTGCCCGCGAGGAAGAGGTGACGTCATGAGCTATGCACTTGCGTCCGCCTTGCAGGCGGCGGTGTTTTCACGCCTTGAGAGCGATGTCGCGCTGCAGGCGCTGGTGGGCGGCGCGGTCTATGATGCAGCCCCGCCGGGCACCGTGCCCGGTACCTATGTCACGCTGGGCCTTGAGGATGTGCGTGACCGGTCGGACGGAACGGGCCACGGGGCGTTGCATGACTTTGTCGTCAGCATCGTGACCGATGCCGCCGGGTTTCAGCAGGCCAAGACCGTGGGCACAGCCGTTTCGGACGCGCTGGTCGATGCGGCGCTGGTGCTGAGCCGGGGGCGTCTGGTGAGCCTGAATTTCCTGCGCGCCAGGGCGCGCCGGGTGTCGAGTGGTGCCCAGAGGCAGATCGATCTGCGCTTTCGGGCGCGCGTCGAGGACAACTGATTATTTTCCTAGATTGGAGTGACGGATATGGGTGCCCAAAACGGCAAAGACCTGTTGATCAAGCTTGACATGACCGGTGGCGGTCAGTTCGAAACCATTGCCGGGCTGCGCGCGACGCGGGTGAGTTTCAACGCCGAGAGCGTCGATGTCACAAGCCTGGAAAGCCAGGGCGGCTGGCGCGAATTGCTGGGCGGTGCGGGGGTGAAATCGGCCTCGATTTCGGGCTCTGGCATCTTCAAGGATGCAACCACCGACGAGCGCGCGCGGCAGATTTTCTTTGATGCCGAAGTGCCTGCGTTTCAGGTGGTGATCCCGGATTTCGGCATTGTCGAGGGGCCGTTTCAGGTGACCTCGATCGAATATGCCGGCAGCCATAACGGCGAGGCGACATACGAGCTGTCGATGGCCTCGGCGGGCGCGCTGAGCTTTACGGCGCTTTAGGTCATGGCGAACCCCTGGACGGGAGAGGTGGCGCTGACCATCGACGGGGAGCCGCGCGTTCTGAAACTGACCCTGGGTGCGCTGGCCGAACTGGAGAGCGAACTGAAGGCGGGCACGCTGATCGAGTTGATCGAGCGGTTCGAGCAGGGGCAGTTTTCGACGCGCGATGTGCTGGCGCTGATCGTTGCCGGGTTGCGGGGTGGTGGCTGGCGCGGACGTGCCGCCGATCTGATCGCCAGCGAGATCGCGGGCGGGCCGGTGGAAGCCGCGCGCGTGGCCGGCGCGCTGTTGGCAAGGGCGTTTTCATTGCCTGCGGCGGCGGATGGATGAGCGGGCTGGACTGGCCCGGTCTGATGCGGGCCGGGATGCTCGGGTTGGGGTTGGCGCCAGAGGTTTTCTGGCGGCTGAGCCCGGTTGAATTGATGCTGATGCTGGGACGGGAAGGTGCCGAGGCGCCGTTGAGCCGCGCAAGGCTGGACGAGCTGGCGCGTGCGTTCCCGGACGCCGATGGAGGATCTGAGGATGGATGAACTGGACGGGCTGGACCAGCAGATCGAGGCGCTGGAGACAAGTCTTGGCGGGGCCGCGGTTGTCGCTGCGGCTTTTGACAATGAATTGCGCGGGATGCGGGCCACGATTGGCGAAACCGGGCGCGAGGTGGGGGTGCTGTCGCGCGGGATCAGCCGCGGTTTGCGCAGCGCCTTTGACGGGCTGATCTTTGACGGGCTGAAGCTGTCGGATGCGATGCGCGGTGTGGCCAAGTCGATGATCGACGCGGCGTATGCGGCCGCGATCAGGCCGGTTGCCAAACATTTCGGCGGGTTGCTGGCGACGGGCGTGGAAGGCCTTATCCAGGGTGCGATGCCGTTTGAGAAGGGCGGCGGTTTTTCGCAAGGCCGGGTGATGCCGTTCGCGCGCGGCGGCGTCGTGTCGGGGCCGGTGAGCTTTCCGATGCGTGGCGGCATGGGCCTGATGGGCGAAGCCGGGCCAGAGGCGATCATGCCGCTG